TACCGCAATGCGACCTGAAGATCTCCATCACTGTAAACCAGCGTGGGGGAAGAAGTAGCTGACAGACTTTGCGAGCGATTGTATCACTAGCAGAGCTGAAGTCAACAGTTGCGAGTTGTCGACTAAAGGCTACTCTAGCCAAGTTCTGATTAGGAACTTGACTATTCAAGTTGCAGCCGTAACGAAGAAGACGTCTGCGAATCATTTGCCCTAAACCCTTCTGAAACCAAAGGTTCCATCCGGGTTCAATGGCTATAACACGATCCGTTTTCGAATTCTTCGGAACAGTGGTGACGACATTACCCCCTTCGATAGTGGGTGAGATCTTGCTAAGAATCTCATTCCACCAGCTAGGGTAGGCCTCGTTAAGAAAAGGCCACGCAATGTCAAAAGCTTGTCGCGTAATACCAGTTTCATACTGGTACTTGTTAGGCGTAACAGATGTCTCTCCTTTTAACAAGGTGGACACACCTGGACCCCAACCACTGTCTTCAAAGAGCTCCAGGGCGTCAAACTTACCAAGGATTTGACCTATTTTTCTACGTGCCTTCTCAACGAAGACATGCAGTTCATGAGGTGGGAAGCTCCCTCCCTCAAGAAAGGGCAAAACCCGTAAGTTAGTCAGCCTGCAAAGTTCCTCAGATTTGAGAAACTTCAATAAGGCCTCAGACCTCCGATCAACCGAAGTCGAAAGGAAGTCAGCCTTACTGAGCAGAGAAGTTGCGCACAAATCATCCCTGAACGATGAAGATGAAGTATAGTTTAACGGATCAACTTCCAGCTGGATAAGCTGGTCGTGTTCCTTATATTTATACAACATCCAAACCGCAAGAGAACGAGGAGTGTTCAACGACTCAAGGGTCTTTTGAATGACATGGTCCGTAATAGACGAACCTACGCTATGGCTTCTACGTTTGTAGGAAGTCATGTATTCTCCATAAATGAGATCTCAGTTTATGTAGTACCCTAGTAGCTTCGAAATGCACCTTTCCTTCTCAAAAACCGAATCGCAAGTTGTATAATCACTACGAATAGTGAGAATACAATAATGAGAAACGGAATTAAGAGAAGGTTAGTACATAACGTCGCCACTATTCAAGGCGAGGCGGAATTCAGCCGCACCAAGAGTGGTGGTCAGAATATCGACCAACAGGGTCCTTTCCGTAATCGTAGCGCCGTCCGGGAAGGTAAAATCAATGCTGGCAATGGAATCGCCAACTTTGACTATCTGACCGGTTGTAGTATCGGTGTACGTTTTCGGAGAGAATACGCGAAGGGTAGCCTTCGTCGTCTTACGTGAGGTCGTTGGTAAACGGTAGGAAAAGTCAACCTTTGTATCTTGAAGGCTGACAGTTCCCGCATTTACCCACGCTAGGACGTTGTTTGCGTCCTTACCACGCGGGGCGATGGAGAACGCAGTGCCGGTGAAACTAAGAGCCGACAATGCGGTCTTTGCTGCTATGGCTGCCTGAGCAGACATGATTTTCCTCTAGATATAGATGGAAAGGGTTAATTTGCCGTCACTTTCTCTATTTGAGAAAGGCTTGAGTCAAAAGAGCAAGTGCATTTAGCACATGCCCCTTTGAAAAGGGGTCTTTCGGTTGTGGCAAGTAAACAACCGGGAACCCTGCAAGCACCGCCCGTTTATATGTGAATTGCCGGCCATAACCTGTACAGCCGGTATACTCATATAAAAAGTTACCCTCTTGAAACCGAGCCACATTCGACCAACGGAAGACGGTGTCGACCGTTGAGCTAAGTGTCCCGGAAACAAAAGTGCAACCAAGGGTGGCATCGAAAGTATTCACCCATCGTCCGATTGGTGCAAACCAATCAACGACAAATGAATAAGGAAGGACCTCCCATGCTATTGCTAATGGGTTAGTAAGTCCAACCTCGCTCAGTAAATGAGCGCTTGCGACGTCTACGGTATAATTGATCCGTCCTCTGAAATCAGAAATATACTCACGGGTCGCTTTCGCGCCTTTATGATCAACATTTATTTCAGTGCTGACATATAGGTCCCCGTCATGTAACCGCCGTTTCGAGACAGCTTTCAG